CACTCGGGTTTCCGAGCCAACTTAGCCCATAGAAGTCGGAGACGAGACATGACTCTTTGGCTGTAGCCCCTGACAGCAGCAACAGCAGTAGAAATAATAGCGGACGCATTCATTTGTCAACCTTACTATCGAGTTTATCGAAAATTTTGCCGAGCATGTCTTTAACGTCGCGCATGTCGGCCCGGTAGTCATCGCGGCCAACGTAGTTCAAAGGCATTGCCCGAACGTCGGTGTCTAGACGTTCCAGCGATCGGTAGATGTTGTTTAACACCCAACCGCCTAAGAACCCTGCCAGACTTACCGCAATGTTAAATAAAACTTGGGTATCCATTACTTTTTACCAGTTCCACGAATTTCCATGCGGAAAGGTTCATTTAGCGCATTTTGGATTTCTTGCTCTGGTGCCAACATGTTGCGTTGAAAAGCACGGGTCTTGGGGCCTTGACCGCCAGTTTTGACTGGCCGCGCGCCCAAAACATCTTGCAATTGTTCGGCGTAATCTAACATTTTTTCACGTTCTATCAAAGCGGCTTGGCGTTGACGTTCGGTACTTGCGCGGACTGCAATATCAGCCTGCATTTGAGCTTTTTGATTTGCTGTGTCAATTGCGCTTTGCACCCATTCGCGGTCTTGCATTTTGGCAAGAATGGCTTTGTCGTCTAGCTTTTTTACGCCGGGCATAACTTCGGCCAAATTAACTTTGGTTTTTTCCCATGCAATTTTTTGCTCGGCAGTCAATAAAGCTGGCGACTTACCAGAAGCCAACAGATCGGCAGCGCCTTTCAAATTCTTGCCAGTGCTTTCAATAATTTGGGTAGCTGGTGTGACGTTACGACCGCCTTCAGCGCCGACGGTAATTTTGCCAGTAATAGGATCAACTTCAAGCACTGCCCCGCCGCGAGTAGGCTGACGTGCGGCGGCAGCGGCAGCGGCGGCTTGTTGTTCAGCTTGCTGACCAAGCGCGCGAGACATTTGAGCGCGGCGCACATCTTCTGCGCGTAAAGCGTTAAGAGGGCTGGTAGGTGCAGGCAACGCATTCATCATGTTAGGCGCGGAAGGCGTAACTTGCGCTTCAGGGCGCCCAAACACAAAGTTAGGCTGGTATGGGCCTTCGCCGGGCATCAACACTTCCACAGGCGCTTGGTAAGGCACAATGGCTTGGTTTTGTGGAATTGGTTGCATTGAAGCGGCCAACTGATTGACAGGCAAACGCATGTCGCGCAAGTTAAGCCCAGCTTGATAACCAGGCGACGCAATGCGTTTGGCAGTCGCCGCGCCTGCAAATTCGCCTAATCCACCGCCTACTAAACCGCCAACAATAGAACCGGTCAAACCAAAATTTGAGCCAAGCAATGCACCGCCTCCGCCTGCTAAACCTGATCGGCTAAGACGGGGTAAATCATAAAACTTGGACGCAGGGGATGTGCTAAACACGTCTGGAAAATTACCCGCGATCTTACCTAACGCAGCAATGTCGCCGGTTAAAGCATTATCTTTTGCAGTAATCCGCGCCAGTTTTGACACGTCCACCATGCCGGTATTAAAGTCAGTAGCGCCTTCATACGCGTATGTACGCGCCATCTTTTGGCGTGCGTCACGGTACTCACCCAACAGCTTTGGATTGAAAATGCTGTTGTCAATCATTGACTCCAACTCGGTTGCAATCTTCAAGTTGGTGTCAGCAATGTCTAGCGCTTCAGTAGTAGCGGCTTTGTTGTTGTAGGTTTTACGGGCACGTTCACGCAAGACACTAATGTTCTTTAATAGCGCTTCACCCGTCAAACCAGTCTGAGTTTTGTCGATTGCATCATCAACAATCTTACTAATTGCTGGCGCGTATTCTTTGGCGCCAATAACATTTAAGTCTGTACGGATGTCTTCCAAACGCTTAATCATTGCGTCATCAGCTTGCTGAATAGGCAGCTTTTTAATCTGCTCGTATGGCGCGGCCACTTGAGCGCGCGCTTGATCAAACGCTGCGCGGCCATTCAATTGTGTAGTTGAAGGCAATCCCATCTCATTTTTTGCAATTTCAGCAACGCGTGGGCGATTAGCTTCGGCTAATGCTTGAGGGCCGCGAGGGCCAGCAATGGCTGAATAAGCCCTAGAAGAAACTGATGGTTCAATATCTGCTGGATTAAGAGCAATCTTTAAACGCTGGGCGTCAGCAGCAGCGTCAATTTGTGGGCCTCTGGCGTAGTCTTCAGCAGACATGCGTTCACGACGCGCTTGAATTTGCTTTTCAAACGGCATCTTGGCGGCTAAAGAAACATTTTCAACCGCTTCTTTGCCCGCCCGTACAGCTTCACGCGCAAGGGGTGGGACAACTTTAGGCGCGGCAACAGTTGCCGACCCCATCATATTTTCAACGTCAGACGCCGGTATTCCAGTTCTTTCAGAAATCCACTTAGCGCCTTTTTGGAAGTTCTGGCCAATAAAATCCATTATTTGACGGCCAGCTTCTTGCTCGTACTCAGGCGTTCCCGTAACACCAAAAGTCTTACCAAAAGGTTTGTCGTAAGTGGAAACCAACGATTGTGTGCGCGCGACGGCTTCTTCAGGCGTGCGGCCAACTCGTATAAAAGGATACGCAACTTGTTGAATAACGCCGGGGATAATGTTGCCGATCGTAACGTCAGCCAGCGATGCGGCTGAACGGCCCAACTGAGTCAAGGCGCCGGGTGCTTGACGCGTGGTGGGGATGCTAGTTGACGCAGACATATCTGCGCCGCCGTATTGTTTGGCAAGCGCATCGTAATCAACAACGGGCGCTGCATCTGCGCCGCCATATTTTTTGGCGAGTGCGTCATAGTCCATTATTTAATCCCTGCGGCTTTTTTAAATTGATTGGCGGCTTCCGCGTTAGGAAAAGATTTTATGCGGCCATCTGGTAACGTAACAGAAACGCCGACGGCGGCAGGCGCTGCGGCAGGGCCTTGACCAGGTATCTGACTAGCGGCAGATGTAGGGCTTATATATTTTTTAAGACCCGGACGGTCAAACAATGATTTGCCACCTTCGCCAGAATACCAAGCGTTTTCAGCGCCGTCATAAGTTTTCTTCTGTTCCCACCATTTGTCGTAGAAATTACGCTGATCAATATCGCGTTTAATTTGTTCTTTTGCAACATCAATAAAGAAGTTGTTAGCTTCTTTTGTGTTCCCAAGTTGCGCGCCAGTCTGCGTAATACGTTGCGCGTCAAACTCAGTTTGCGGGCCTTTTTGCTCAAGCTGTTTCTGAAGAACTGCTGAAGAAGCGTTGCCCAAAAATGTTTGCGCGCTTGTAGCGTAATCTTGCGCGTCCTTAACCCCCAACGCGGCCAACACTTTGGCGCCTGCGGCTTTAGCTTCAGTACCAAACCCGGTGTCAAATCCTTTATTAAGAATTGCGGCATTTGATTCAAGTGAAGGCAATGTACGGGCGCCAAGACGCGCAGTGTCAGAGATAGTTTCGTATTGTTTAACCAACAATTTACCGCGATCACCTTGTTCAGCTTTTTCTTGTGGTGGTAAGTTAACACTTGACGCGCCTGCGCGGGCGATACGCAACTTTTGTGCTTCCACTGCGGCGGGTAAAGGTACATCTGCATAAATGCCAACAGACGTAGGTGCTCCACCAAGACCGGGTGTTTGCAACACTTGCGTCTGACCACCTTGGTTAATGGTTTGAATTGAAGGTTTGTTTTCAGTAATATATTTAGTTGCGCCAAGTGCAAACTGTTTTTTCCAATTGTCCAACCCAGCAGGATCTTCTGGAATCCTTGCAACTTGTTCCATTAACGGGATTTTTGCGAGGGGCGAATCTTTCAGTGCAGGGTCGTTAACTACCCTTTGCAAAAACGTAGCTGCGTCTGCTTTGTTAGAAATTACGCCGGACATGTCACGATACATGGACTGCGTATCTTGCATAAGTTTGGCGCGGCGGGCGGCTTCCTCTGTTTGTGCTTTTTCAGCTTCGCTAAGTTTGCCGTATATTTCGCGGCCAGATTTGCCATAGCCAGTTAACAATTGAGCGCGTACCTTTGGATCAGTTAAATCTGCTGCTCCAAGAAAATTGCGAGTGGTTTGTTCTTCAGAACGGGCGCGTTCGTATTCGGCCATCTGCATTCGGTTTAATTGATTGGCTTGTTGCGCGTTTTGAATTTGCGACAGTTGCGCGTACTGCGCCAACTGGTTAGGTAACTCAATTGGCCTAACGCCAAGAGCAATGTTTGGATCGAGTGCCATGTTTAATAATCCCCTTCGCCAAATGTACCACTACCACTACCACCAAAATTGACAGGAGCGCTGTAAGCAGAAGTACGATTTCTATTTAACGCGTTAAGTAAAGAATTGTTTTGAGAATAATTTAGGTATGTGCCCACGCCGCCGGTAATAGCGTTGGCTGCGCCCACTTGACCCGCCGCCTGTGCCGCCGCGCCGCTGGTCATTAAATTGCCTGCACTAGTTGCATAGTTTTGGCCAGCTTGATTAACTAAATTAGCCGAGGTTTGGCCAATGCCCGCCAAGCCTGCTTGACGGTTGTACAACTGGTTTTCACGCGCCACATCTGTGCCGTAACTTGTAAATGCGCGGTTGTAGGCGTTTTGGAATTCGTTAGATGCTGACTCTTGCGCGTAATCTTGCATTCCTTTAAGAGTCTGCCCAGACACTAAACCGCCTCTTGCGCGTGCTTTAGACGCCAGCGCTTTGCGGCCTTCAGCTAAACGGAACGCATAGCCGGGGTCAGCGGTGTAATCACCCGCACCAAATTTAAACGCGCCAGGCACGTTGCCAGCGGTGCGTTGCATTTCACCTAACGCGTTAATACCCGCTTGACGCCAAGGTTCTTGGTCTGCCCGCGTCTGTTCGTACTGCGCCGCTTGAAGTTCGGTAGCATTAGTAGCTGCCGCTGCTTGTGTTTTTGCTGCACTTTTAGACGCGCTTGCGCCGATCAATGCACTGCCGACTACGGCTCCTGCTACCCATCCAGACATGGCAATTCTCCTTGTAACGTGAGTCCAAAATTGACTCGCATTGATGCTCTGTAATCTACCAGTAATTCATCACCAGCGCATATTTTACGCGCAGCGACTGCATAAATGTCATCCCCTACTTTTTCAGGTCTGATATTGCAGTTAAATGAGTGGTTGATAAAGCGCCCGCCGGGGGTTCTTTTACCATCCACTCGACCGGGGCAAACAGTTTCCCCAGCCTCAAAATCGCGGGTTGCAAACAACCCTTTGCCGTGGATCGGCGAATCGCGCAATTCCACAGCCACGCCTTCAGGCATTTCCATCAAATCAGACTCAGTATGGACAATTGCGTCCATCTCATCTTGAGTCATGCCGATCTGGAAAAGAAAGGCCCCATAATCAATCTGCGCCTTTTGTACGTCAGTACGGCTGTCAGCAAGACCACAGTCAGGCACGACATACAAACGGTCTTCTAGCACGGCTAGGTCATTGCAATCGTCTGGGTTGTCATAAACATCCACCCAAACCACTTCATCTTCAAACACGCGCCCTGCACGTTGCATTCCAGCTTTTGCGGGAAAATCACATGGGCCGGTAAAGACTTTAACGCCGTCATCTGTATTGACCGCAATTGTGCCACTTTCCACTCGAACGTGGTAGGGCGTCTTATGTTCGGCGCCAGTTAAAACAGTCCAAGCCGGAATCGTAATCTTGCGCTCATAGATGCCTGGCTTAAAAATATGCTCAGTAACAATGTTGGCTTGCGGCATTTTCAAAAGTTCATTTTGCAACGCCAACACTTTGCCTGTTAAAGACAATGTTGGCGTAAAACCTTTGCCGTAAGTAATTCTCATTATTACCCCAGTAGCAGAATGTTGTTCGGGATGTACTGCGTCATCAACCAATTAGTGCCGTCAGACACAAGTGTCGCAGAATCTCCCGAACTTGCCAAGAGGATTGATGTAGCCGCCGAGCCGCCAGCCAAGGGCACTACGTTGCTAGACGCCGACACCAAAGTCTGCGTTTGGTAGTTCTGAAAGTACAAAACGCGCCCTGAATTGGTTGACGGTGTTGGCAGGGTCACTGTGCAAGTCGAGCCGGACTTATTGTTGATCAGCCAAACGTCAGTCGCTGCAACCGTAAAGTCAGCCGTTTTGGTGACAGGTGCAGATGGTGCGCTAGTCGTTGCGGCCAGTGTGCCTGCGGAAAAGGACAGGCCAGAGCCAACGGTGACGTTGCTAAAGCCACCAGAACCGTTGCCGTACAGGATCGACGTGCCGCTAGTAGCTGGTGCGTAGTCCGTGCCCGATGTGGCGGCAGAAATTGCCGTACCGTTGCCTTTTAAGATGCCGGTGATGCTAGTTGATAGCGTAATGGCTGGGGTGGTTGTGGCAGTGGCTACAGTACCGGCAAGACCATTGGCCGACACCACAGACACACTGGTAACTGTACCTTGAGGATTAGCCGCAGTTGTAATGCTTGTAACACGGCCATAAGTGTCAATTGTTACGACTGGAATTAGCGTTGAAGAACCAGTTGTGCCAGGCGTTGCAACACCACTTGCCAAATCAATGACTGGGGTTGTGCCACCAGTTGATGTGATGCGTCCAGATGTTCCACTAACCGATGTGACGTAAGTGCCCGCTACTTGAGCGCCGACGGTGTTGTAAGAAATTGTTCGGGCAACAGAGCCGTCAAAAGTCGTGCCAGACGCCGCGCCTGCACCGCCATTGTTAAAAGTTACCGCATTGGCAACACTGCCTACGCCGGTAACAGACGCGGGCGTGACGTTTGTCCAGTAACCCAAAGTGCTGTTGTATTGGATTAGGTTGCTGTTGGCCAGAGCGCTAAATTGCACATTGGAGTCTGTGCCGCCAAGGGTAGATCCGCGAGCAATACTTACTTGAAAAGACCCCGAACCGCCTGACCCCGCTTTAATTACAAGGCCAACTTGCACCTTAATGTAGGGCGCAACAGGCTCAACTTTGGTGGGGTTGCCGGTAACTGGGTTGTACCAGATTACATCATCATCAGCCCAAGTCTCTCCAAACGCGGTGCCGTTGGTTGTGATGCCGCGCACCACGCCAAACACGGTAGCGCGCCCAAAATCATTAAGAGCCAAGGATTCGGTAGCTATGCCAATAATTGCGTTGCTATCTGTAATGCCTGCAACCGTAGGCGCAAATTTAATGACTCCGCTGGCGCCTACAACGCCTGTGTGATAGATAATTTGCAGGGGTGAATCGGTAATAGCAGCAGACGCTTTGCCATAGACAAATATTTCTTCGCCAATTTGCTGAGTAATGTTTCCATTACCCATTCCCGCATTCCAAGAACCGGTAGACCCGTCGTACCACATCTTGCCTGCAGCAAGAGTGACAGCAGAACCATTGCTGAACTGTTGAGACAAAATACCGCTGGCGTTACCAGTGTCATCAATAGTCGTAACAGAGTTTTGAATTAGCTTGCCCGTAGTTCCATCAAACCGCGCAATGGCGTTATCAGTTGATGACGTTGGCCCTGTGACATCTCCACCAGCATTTGTAGTCCATATTGGCACGCCTGCGCCTGCGCTAGTCAGCACTTGCCCGGCACTACCAGCAGCCGTAAACGCATAGGCCGTTCCCGTGCCGTAGGCAACAGCACCAGCAGTTGGTGTGGCCGTGCCATTAGTGCCGCCATTGGCGATGGGTAGAACGCCGTCTACATGGGTTGTAAGGCCGATCTTGCCCCATGATGGCGCTGTACCCACGCCGCCTGAGATTAGCGCGTTTCCAGTCGCTACATCAGCAAGTTTGGCCAGTGTGGTTGTGGTGTCTGCATACAGCAAGTCGCCTACCGCGTAGGACGCAAAGCCTGTGCCTCCATTTGCGGCGATCAATGTGCCACCCAAAACCACCACGCCCACGGCAGCGGCCACTGGCGTCAGGCCAGTCGTGCCGCCTGAAAATGACAACACGCCAGTGTTGGCTATGGTAATTGTGCCTGCGCCGTTGGTAACCGATATGCCCGAGCCAGCACCAAGAGTATTAAGGGTATACCCTGTACCGTTGCCAATAAGCAACTGTCCGTTGGTGGGAATTGTAGTTAAACCCGTACCGCCGCTAGTGACCGGAATAACGCCTGTGCCCGTACCAACAAGCGCGTACAAGTTGTACAAAAACATGTACCACTCACGCGAGATCTTCCCGTTTTGATCTAAAAACTCAACCCGTGGCGCGGTGATTTGGTTATTAGCTGCGGCCATTATGCGTTCGTGCCAGAAAGCAGAAGTTCTGCGCCCATGATGTCAATTTTGACTGGGTCAGTGCCTGAGATCTCATACACGCGGTCACGCAGCTTTAGTGTCATGCCCAAACGACGCCAGAACACGCGGCGGTAGTATTGGCCAATCTTGCCCATGGATGCCCAATGCTCGTTTGACCAAGTATGGCCGCCATCGTCAGAGAAGCGCAACATGACTTGTGGGTCAGCGCCTTGAGTGGCAGCTAATGAGCCAATTAAATAATTGCCGTTTTCGGTAATTAAGAAATTGCCGTTTTCAGTCAAAAGATAAAATTCTTCATCTTCTCCAAACACTATTCCGTTCAAACCTACGCCAGATTGACACTCAAGTTGCAAGCTGTGTTGGGCAGTACGTTTAAGAGTATTTGTGCCTTGCGGCAATGCACGCCATGAGCGCAACCACTTTTGAGGCTGGCTATTGTCAGCGTAAACCTCAAGGTCAAACGTGTAGATGTTGCCGTTCTCAAAGTCACCCACAATGATGTTGCCACCAAAGTTACATTGGCAGTTACTGCGGTGACGGGTAAACACGCCGTTTTCCCAGCCTGCACGCTCATGCCAGGCTTGCGTAGCCACGTCGTACACCCAAGTGGCATTAGCCGATGGGAAAGTTAGCACATAGAAGGAATGGCCTTCTTGTTGGTATGTATAGGCCAGCGCGTTTGCAAGATTGCCGTACTGTGCGATAGCGTACTCAATGGCGTGCGTAGACACACGGGCTGCGCCATAACCATTGGCACGGTAAACAATACCTTGACCACGTTGGTCTGTACCTAACCAAAACAAAGTGTTGTCTAATTTGGCAATAGAAAAAGTGGCCACACAGCCAATTTCGTTAAACGCGCCTTGAATGGGTGATAACGGGAAGTTAGCCAGACCGGCGTTATACCAAACTTCAGTCGAGTCAGTACCAAACACCCACAGTTGGCGGTGATCTACGTTGATGGCCACCACACCGTCGGGCGATCCGTCAGCGCTAGAGAAGGTCAAAGGATCAAACACCAACGGGTAAATGTAGTCGCCGTTGTTTGGGTCAATTGTGTCCACGCTCCAGATACGCTGGCTGTTTGGCTCATTAAAAATAAATTGAGTGTCCAAATAACCTACGGTCAAAGCGCCGGGAAAGTTAACATCCGTGATCTGATTAAACGCGCCTGTAGGCTCGTAATACGTGTAACTAGGGCCGTTGCAAGCAAAGAACAGCACTGCGCCATTGTCTGCAATCGACACGGGGCCAGTGCCAGACACATCGCCAATTTTAGTGGGCGAAGCTGTCAAGCCAGTTAGTTTGTAGACTTCAGTGCCTGATACGACAAAGAAGTCTGTGCCATTGGTCTGGTGCGCCCACAGTGCGCGGATAGGGCCAGTGCCAACAGTTTGTAGGAAATTTAAGCCGGGGGCACGGTTCAAGAAAGCCGGTTCTGTGCCACCTTCAGGAACAATCTCGGGAAAAAGATTGATCATTCTGGCATCCGCAGCGTTGACGCTGCGTGCCACATAGGCCGAGCCAAGGATAGGCGTCTTCATTAGTAGTTACCGGCATAGATGTTGAAACGCTGGCGGTTAGCCACCAATGCGTAAGGCAGTGCCATCACATCATCAGGGTTGTTGATGCGCTTCAAGTCACGCTTAGAAGTCATGGCGATGCGTTGCACTTGGGGGCTTGGCTCAACGCCAAACTCAGGTGCAATCTCCATGGCCAAGTTGTATGTGAATGCACGCAAATAGCCTGGAGGGTAATACAAAACCGTGGCCAAATCAGCGGGGCGATTTAGTTCTTCAACCGACACAAAGTGAAACTCCAAGTCCTGCGTGGGCCTTGGATAGACGTACATCTCAATGTCAGGAAACGTCATGTTGACCCACATCACTTGTGGATAAGTGGATGTTACGGTCTTAACAGCAATACCGTTGTACTGCTGTTGATTGATAAATTTGATGCCATACGAGACGTTGTTGGGCGCTCTGAAGTATGTAGAGTCGTCAAGCAAAACGGGGCGAAGACCTACAAAGTCACCAGTTGGGCCAAGGGTTCGACTAATAAGACTTGCAGGCCATGTGAACACTTGATCTTGCGTAGAAAATACAGCCAGACGTTCTGTGTTCCACGAATCAATCATTTGATTCATGGCCATCAAGGAATCTTGAGACACTGATGCAGAGGGCGTTTCACCTTCAGCAAGCACGCCAAGGAGCCGAAGCGCCCGATTGATTTGTTCGCCAGCGGTGTACGTTGTCATGCTTAGACCTCCTCAGTAGTCACTTTTCTACGGCGCTTAACTTCCAGCACGTTAACAGGAGCCGCTTCAGATTCAGAAGACGTGTCTGGATTGTAGCGTGTCCAGCCATTTTTTTCATCTGCTTCTGCTTCTAAATCCATGGTTGCCACTTTGGCGCCATGAACAGGGTGAGAAAGGTAAATGATCATATTAAAAATGGGGGTAATTAGCCCCCATTTAATTTAAGACAACAAGCCAAGAGCCTGAAGTTTAGTTTCCAATTGTGCTACTCGGGCTTGCAAGTTTGCAACTACCGACAGCACTGAGTTACCCTCATCTTTGGTAACAAAACCAAAGGGGGTTGTTTGAGTCAAGTCTTGAATTGCATAATCCGGTGTACCGGGTGCAGTAGACGTGATTGTAGTTAAGGCAGCAGTGTTAGCCGCAGGCTTAGTTGTCGGAGTAGTACCAAAGAACCCCGCAGTGCCACCTGTTGCGCCCATAACAGCGCCGTCAAGGGCTGGATCGCTAAAAGCAACGCCAACTGATTTTGTATTAGGCATAATTGTTCCTTTAAAAATGAGGGCCGAAGCCCCCATTTAGGTTTAGCCAAGGCGATACACAACGTAAGTACCGTCGCCGGTCTTACGGAAACGGAACAATTGGCTAGCTGTAATTGCGACAGCAACAAAAGCGTTACCGCCGTCAGTTACACCAGTACTAGCAGCCAAAGTCACTGTACCAGAGCTAGTTCCAATGTTGACAATTGACAAGTCAAAAGTGCTACCAACGATAGCATTAGGAACTGCCGCGTCAATTGCTGTGCCCAAAGGCAGCGTATAAGTTGCAGCAGAAGTGGAGGGGTTAGCCACCAACA